CGTCTCAACTCCTGCTAATATTTATGGAATGTCCGATGTCCTTGAAGCACAATTAAGATCTAATAGAACTCAAACCACACAATCAGATAGTCCAATGACAAAAGTTGATAGATCTGTATACGCAGGTTTTTCAAACAAACTATCAAAAGGCACACCTAACCAATATTGGGTACAAAGATTTATTGATCATGTAAGTATTAGTGTCTATCCAACACCAGATTCAACTAATGCAACAAAAGACATGCACATATATTATATTAAAAGAATACAAGATGCAGGTGCATATACAAATGCAACTGATATGCCTTTTAGATTTGTGCCTTGTATGGTTTCTGGTTTAACATATTATCTAGCTATGAAATATGCACCACAACTAATACAGCCAATGAAATTGGTATACGAAGAAGAGTTTCAAAGAGCGTTAGCAGAAGATGGTTCTGATTCTAGCACTCACATATCACCTAAAACTTATTATCCAGGTACATAATGGGAAAATACGCAACAGGTAAATACGCAAAAGCAATATCAGATAGGTCTGGTATGGAGTTTCCATACAGAGAAATGGTCAGAGAGTGGAATGGTTCTTTTGTTCATTATACAGAATTTGAACCTAAACAACCACAACTACAACCAAGATCACAATCTGGAGATGGTATTGCATTATTAAATGTTAGATCAGATAGAGTGGAGCCAGCATCAGCTGCTTTGTTGGGAAACAATCCTTTTTCAATAACATCAGGTTCTCAAACAATAACTGTTACAGAAAAAAATCATGGTAGAACAACTGGTGATACGGTTAGATTTAGAAATGTAGTAGGTAGTCCAGGAGGAGTGGCTTTTACAACATACGAAAATTCTAGTGGTTTTAGTATAACTGTAACTACAACAGATAAGTATACATTTACATTAGGTGCAACACCTAGTATAACGGAGGAGTCAGGAGGAGTAACAGTGTCAGCAGGACCTGTAACAATACAAGCATGATAAAATTTATAAAAAAAATAATTCACAAATGGTTTGGTATAGAGGAAGAAAAAGAAGAAAAATCAGATCTTCCACTTCACAAATTAGAAAAAATAAAAGCAAAATATAAAGGTGATTCAGAAGAATAATGGCATACACTTTAGCTAATCTAAGAACTGATATTAGAAACTACACTGAAGTTGATGATGGAGTATTGTCTGATTCTGTATTAAATACTATTATTAAGAACGCTGAAAACAGAATATACAGAGAGTCCGATTCTGATGATAATAGGTTCTATGCTACATCACAACTAGTTACAGGTAATAGATATGTAACTATTCCAACTGATTTAAGATTTATTAGATATGTTCAACTAAAAGATTCATCTGGTAAGCAGGTATTTTTAGAGAAAAAAGAGACAAGTTATATGGCTGCTTTCTACGATACACCTGCAACTCAGTCTGGTTTTCCTAAATATTATGGTAACTGGGACGATGAATTTTGGGTTGTGGCACCTACACCAGACTCTACATATGACATAACTTTAGCATATGTTAAGCAACCGATAAGTATTACAAGCACTACTCAGCCAACAACAGCAAATCCTGCATCGACTGTGGGTACTTATGTATCTAACAAATATCAGGATTTACTTTTGTATTCTTGTCTGGTAGAAGCATATGGATACTTGAAAGGCCCTACAGATCTGTTACAATACTATGAACAGTCTTATCAAAGGGCTTTATCATCGTACTCTATCGAACAACAAGGTAGAAGACGCCGAGACGAATATCAAGATGGTGTTATTCGTACTCCTCTAAGATCACCATCACCGTAAATTAAGGAGATAATATATGGCAAACATAGTACCATTTTCTTTTAAAGGTGAACTTCTATCTGGAACGCATAATTTTGCTACTGGTGGAGACAGCTTTAAAATAGCATTGTACACATCTAATCCTTACACAACATCTAGCACAGTTGCAGATAGCACAAACGAAGTTTCTTCTGCAGGTAGTTCAAACTATGTTAGAAAAGCTTTAACTAGTCAAGCTGTTGCAGCATCAACGGCTACTTCATCTGTAGATTTTGCAGATGTAACTTGGTCAAGCGCAACTTTCTCTGCAGCTTTTGCAGCGATATATAACGATGATCAAGGTGATAAGTTATGTGTAGTTTTAGATTTTGGTGGAACAAAGACAGCAACAAACGGTGACTTCACTGTTTCGTTTCCTGATCCAAGTACACCATCAAATGCGATTATTAGTTTAACATCATCATAGGATTTATAAATGGCGTTTAAATTAAACGATAGGGTAAAAGAATCCAGTGCAACTACTGGAACAGGTACGATTACACTTGGTGGAGCAGTTTCAGGTTTTGAATCTTTTTCTGCTGGTATCGGTGGAGACAATACCACTTATTACTGTATCTTTGAAACAGGAACAAATAACTTTGAAGTTGGTTTTGGAACTTTAAACTCTGGTGCAAGCACACTTGCTAGAACTTATGTTATCTCCAGTTCTAACAGTGACGCAAAAGTAAGTTTTGCAGGTCCAACAGAAGTATTTTGTACTGTTCCAGGTGCAAAAATAGGTTTACCTACACCAGAAGAATATGGTTCTTCATCAGCGCCAAAAATAATCACTGTTAAAGTTGATTCTAAAACAAGTAATCATCCTTATCCATCAGGGGGAAGTTCTAGTGGTAATGCATATTTTCTTGATGGATTAGAATCACCAGCATTAAGATTTTCTGGTGTGGATTCAGGCGCAAAATATTACTACAGATTTGATCAATCAGATTCATCAAACAGTTCACACCCATTAAGATTTTATTTAGAAGCAGATAAAACTACAGCATATACAACAGGTGTAACTACAAATGGAACTCCTGGATCTTCAGGAGCTTACACACAAATTGCTGTAGACGAAAACACGCCAAACATTTTATATTATCAATGTTCATCACATGGCTACATGGGTAATCATGTTGTTAATATTAGTAATACAGTAAACATAAATAGTGTAACAGGTCAAATCATACCTGGTAAATTTGAAGGAACAAATTTTGCAGACAGTATATTAATCGGTCACTCAACAACAGGTAGTTTATCATCAGCAGAAGATAATACTGGAGTTGGAATTGAAGCTTTAGATGCTTTAACAAGTGGAGATCAAAACACAGCGGTTGGTAATGTAGCTTTAACTGCATTAACAAGTTCAGGGAAAAACACTGGTGTAGGTGCTTTTGCATTAAATGTCGTTACTGATTCTACAGGATTTAACTCAGCTTTTGGTAGAAGTGCTTTACAACTTGTTACAGGTTCTTACAACACAGGAGTTGGCGCTGGAGCAGGAGAAAATATTACATCTGGTTCAGGTAACGTAATAATTGGTAAAGTATTAGCGGATAGCGTAACCGGTAATAGACAATTAAAAATTGCTGGTTATGATGGTTCAACAACCACAACATGGATTTCAGGAGATAATTCTGGAAACATAACAATACCTGGAACAGTAACAGCAAATGGAGAAACTTTATCAGCAGGAGTATCAGCAGGATTTGCGGTTGCAATGGCGATCGCCTTATAGTAAAGGAGTAATATGGCACAAGATTTTGAAAGATATGGACAACATTCAGTAGGAACTAGCGCAGTAGCTATTCATACTAGTAATTCAGACGACGCAATCATTTCTATTCGTTTAGCGAACACTACAACATCAACAATAAATGCAAGTATATTTGTTACATCTACTGTAACAAGTGGATCACAAGATCATTATCTAATTAAAAATGCACCGATAGTTCCAGGCGGATCTTTGGAACTTATTGATGGAGGTTCAAAAATAGTAATTGAGTCTGGAGACATAGTGAAAGCACAATCAGATACCGCAAGTTCACTAAGTGTTTGGATGTCTGTTGTCGATGCAATTAGTACGTAAGGAGATTCATGGCCTATTTAGGAAACGCACCAAAAGGAAATTTACTTACCATGAACTCTTCGCAGTTCAGTGGTGATAATTCAGAAACAAATTTTACACTTTCACAAACTGTTAGTAACACCAACGAAGTAGAAGTTTTTGTGGGAAATGTTCGTCAAGATCCCCACTCAGCTTACACAATATCTGGTGGCACAACTTTAGCTTTTACAGCTGCACCGCCAACAGGAACTAATAATATTTATGTAGTATACCAAGGTAAATCTATAGGTGAAACTACACCTGGAGAAAACTCAATTGAATTTGGTATGATAAAATCAATCAACGGTGGCTATGAAAACAAAGCTACAGTATCATCAACTATCACAGTAGACTCTGCTGATAACATGATGTTATGTGGTCCAGTATCTTTCACAGGCACAGTAACAGTTAACGGGACATTGACGGTAGTATAATGGGAACAATATTTGTAGATAATATTAAACATCAATCTTCACAAGGCAGTGGTACAATTACTATTGGTGCAAGTGGAGAAACTATCAAAGCTGCGAGTGGTGCAACTTTGGATGTTAATGGTAATGAATTAATTTTAGATGCTGATGCTAATACAAGTATTACAGCAGATACAGACAACCAAATAGATTTTAAAACAAATGGTTCTGATAGAGTGCGTATTGATAGTGTAGGTAATTTTAAAGTATCAAGAAATGGAGCTACTTTAAATACAAATAGTTCACATCAATTTGTAGATGATTTATCAAATTCATATAGTTTAATGGTTTCAAATAAAGCTAGTTCTCCAGCTTCACAATATTTAATGGAGGTTGGTTTTAGATCAGCTTCACCAGATGATAATAATGCTAGATTTGTTCAATATTTAGATAGCACAACAACTAGAGCTGAAATTCTGAGTGATGGTGATTTTAGAAGCCATGACAATTCCTATGGTTCAACTTCAGATGAAAGAATTAAACAAAATATTGTAGATGCTAATTCACAATGGGAAGATGTAAAAGGATTTAGAATAAGAAATTATAAAAAGAAAGATGATGTAAGACAATATGGTGAAGATAAGTCAAAAGTTCATATTGGTGTTATAGCACAAGAATTAGAGACAGTATCTCCTGGTTTAATTAAAGAACAAGAACCAAGTAAAGGAGATATATTATCTAGTTCAGAGTTTGGTGAATTATATGAAAAAGGTGATGATATACCTGAAGATAAAGAAGTTGGAGATATTAAAAAAATATCTGCAAATGTAAAAAGTGTAAATTATTCTGTTCTTTATATGAAAGCAATTAAAGCACTTCAAGAAGCTATGACAAGAATTGAAGAACTGGAAATAAGAATACAAACTTTGGAGAATAATGGGAACAATTAAAGCAACAAATATAGAACCAATCGCGGACAACGGCACAGTAACCCTAGGTGGTTCTGGAGATATATTTACTTTAGGTTCGGGTACAAAAGCTAGTTTTTTATATCCAGCCTTTGAAGCACATTCAGATAGCAATCAAACTGTAACAGATAATACTTTTACAAAAGTTTCTCTTCAGACTGAGGTATTAGATACAAACAGTAATTTTGATAATTCTAGTAATTATAGATTCACTCCGACCGTTGCTGGGAAATACTACATCGAAGGTCAAGTAGAAGGCGGAGCTGATAGTAACGATAGATTAAGAAATGTATATGCATTAATATATAAAAATGGTTCCTCTTACAAAGAAAGTAGAATTAATTTTCAACCTAATGAGATAGAGTTGTGTGCCATACAAGTATCAGCCATTGTAGATATGAATGGTTCAAGTGACTATGTTGAATTGTTTGGAGCTGTTGATAGTACAACGGGTACAGTGCAGTTTAGAGAAGGTACTAAATCAACTTATTTTTTAGGATATAGGTTAGGAACATAATGGCAGGAATAATTAAAGTAAATCAGTATCAAGACTTCAATGGTAACACAATA